CCCCGCCTTACAGCGGAGCGTTCTATGACTGGTACCTTCGGAGTAATCTGAGGAGTGCCGGTTTCGAGAAATCGGTCAGACTAACACTTGGGGTAGTTTCCCAAGGGGGTGTAAAAGCCCTTGAGTAGTCAATAGAATGCGTGGGGACCTTTGGAGTTCGTTACTTACACCGGAGATGTGACATGACTACATTTACAACCATCCCACGTACCCGTTCGCGGGTGCTGGTAGAACCGAAGACATTAGATACAAACTATGTCTCCTGGAACTTCCAGAACCAGCCATACGTATGCGTGAGCGAAGGGAAAGCCGAAGAAATGACCGATTGGGTCGTTCCAGGCTATCACAAGCTTATAAAGGATGGTGAAGTCATTAACAATCCGTGTAATTATACGGTGACTAGTTGGGAGGCGGAAGCGAGTGACGTATATTATTGTCATTGGCCCACTTCCACGCCTGCCGAATGGTGGAAACTCGATTCAGGTAACTTGACTCTCAGGCATTTAATGAAGGGATTTACCTTCAACCTGTGGGACAAGCCCTATCTCCCGTTACCATCTTTCGACACGGCGTCTGCGAGCAAGACGAAATGTCTTGCAGATGTAGATTCTACACCGTACGAGTTCTTCGAAGATCTTGCAGAAGTCCGTGAAACAATTGAGTTTCTCCGGAACCCCCTGCAAGGCTTGGCTGATTTATCTAAGGTCTATAAGAAGCGAAAGCGGAATATAGAACGTAGAGGCGACAGTTATAATCCCAAATGGGATAGAAAGGCAGAAGCGAAAGCTCTTGCCAGTCTCTGGAACCAATACCAGTTCGCCGCAGCTCCCCTTGTTCGGTCTTGTTTGACCGCTCTGGAAGCGTGGAATGAACGTGAAAACCTTAGAAGACCTAAACGCCGTAGTGCACACGGTTACTCTAGAAGTAGAGATACCGGATGGCAACTATGGCAAAAGCTAGCTCAATTTAGCGAATGTTTTGAATATCGCCGAGATGATGCTAGCGAGGTCTTTAGCCATGCCACTATCTATTACGAGGTTGACAACCCACTAATGGATTGGAAATTCGCCCTCGGACTGCGATTGAAGGATGTACCTACGACTATGTGGCAAATCATGCCACTTAGTTTCATGGTAGATCGACTGGTTAATGTTCAGCATGCTATAGCTGGACTAATCAATCTTCATGACCCGTCTGTAACGTTCCTTGCCGCCAGCCTTACGCGCCGCTATACTCAAGAGTGGACAATATCCCTCGAGAGAAAATGGCACCCGTTTGGCACAATGACGTTCGCAATAAATCGCCCCGATAAGGTCAACTTTCTCAAGTTTACCTATGATCGCGACTTGTGGACACCAAGCGTCCGTGATACGATCCCCCCAGTAACATGGGATGGTCTTACCTCGGATATCGTAAAAACTACTGATCTTATAGCGCTCACACTGAGCTTCATCCTGTAGCATTGCGCTACAAAGATGATGGGATCATACAAACCAAAAAGGTGATAAGCATGTCCTTAATAAATGCAAGCGTTCTGTCTGGAGCAACAATTACTCCGACAGGTGGTACGGCTCTCTCGTTTACGGGAACCGGGATTGTAGGCGGTAATATGCACACGTTGATCTGTGACCAGGACGATGATTTTCGTACTCGCCGCAGCATCGTATGCACCGCTAAACAGCCCAAGGTCTCCGTAGGAGCGCCAAATGGCTTAACTCAGGCCCGCGGGAAGCTTGTTTTCAAGTTCCCCAAAATCCTGGACAATCTCAACCTAACCGTGGAAACGGTAGGTATTGAGGTCGCCTACGATAGCGAAAGCACCGTAGCCGAAGTCCAGGCAAATATGAAAATCGCGTGTCAGGCTTTAATTGACAGCGATTTTGCGGACTTCTTCACTCGTGGAAATCTGACATGAATGAGAGCACTCAAAACGCTCTCGTGTGGCTGTCCAGGATCATTATACTTGCTCTTCGCAAGTTTATTGATCTTATGGTCGGCCGTGTGCCAGATAAACTCACGGATGAGGTAGAGGATAGGCGTCAAAACCTACACCTCTAGCCATTACCACTAACTCTCTCTCAAACAGGAGATCTCCAATGAGAAAGAAAGCTAAGATCTTTAGTCCTGACACAATCAAAGACAAGATTTGTCAGGCGGTGTTACGTGACACGGGGACCCACAACAAGTGTATAGGGTCTTATCGTGGCGTTTTTGATACGCAACTTAATAGGTTGGGTTTCGAGATTGACAAGAAATATGTGTCTTCTCGAACGGATACTGCGAAATTGGCAGAGTTGGCCTACAGGAAATTCCTGAACGTCAACGAGCATATGCTTGGATTCGGACAAGAAGGTTTAGACCTTCCTCCACCTGAGTATCGCATGCCTCAGAGTCGCTATAGCGCAAGACACAATGTCTTGCTTCGTGCTAGAGCGATCTGTAAAAGCGTCTTATCCCCCTTTACCGAAGACGAGTGGTTCCTTGCTTGTAAGCATGGGAACGGTTCCTCTCTGGGTGTACCATTCGTGGATACATCCGTTGAGGCCAAGTCTAGGTTACCTATGACAGTTACGAAAAGCGCTGCCGTCATCTTAGATCGGTACCACAACTTTGATAGTCAATTAAAGTTGGCGATTGAAAACTTCAATCAAGCGTTCCCAGTCGGGAATTGGTATGATATAGTAAACGGCTCACGTGCTACAACAGTCCCCAAAAGCAAAGACATTGATCGTATGATTGCCATCGAGCCAACTGGAAATATGTTTCTCCAGCAAGGCCTGATGCGCATGATGTACGATCGCTTTCGTCGATGCGGCTGGGCACTCGAGACTCTACCTACTATGCACCGTGCGCGGGCCCGCCATGCGTCTATAACCTCTAATGAGGCGACGATTGACTGGAGTTCCGCTTCGGACTGTGTAAGTATCGAACTATTAAGGTGGTTAATTCCTCCTATATGGTTTGAGTGTTGCGAACTAGTTAGATCGCCTTCTATCTCCGTCAATGGAGACGATGTCGAACTAGCTATGTTCTCGACAATGGGAAACGCGGTAACTTTTCCGCTTGAG